TCAATTCCCATGGCCAAAAATTTTTTTTATCTCGGACAAAATGCCTCAAAAACGCATATGCCAAACTCGACCAGCCGCTGTACTCACGATCTGCCCGGTCCGTCGCCGCTTCGATCATGAGCTGTGCATGCTGCGTCGCCTCGTCGATGGTGATCTGTTTCACGTTCAACATTTTCAACCTCCTAAAAAATTTTGGGTATTCGGCAAGTCGTTGATTGCCAAAATTGCCTGAATCAGGTTGTGTTTTCGCAAGGCAAACGAGTCTTGCTTGGTCTTTACTGTGATTGCACCATTCTCGAGGTGCATGCCAAACTCATTAAGGGTAGTTTGCAGCAACGCCTTACGGCGCGGAGTATCAAGTTCGCATCCTGACTGAATCAAGTCTTTCAACGTTTCGCCATCGTCGGTCAACTCCCATTCATCGCCGTTTTGCCTGAGGTATATCTGGATGTAATCATTGTGACGGTCAAGATAGGGCGTTGTTATCTCAGTCCATCCATTGATTTCTCGCCAAGCGGTCTTTGATTTCAACCAACTGAAATACTGGTCAACCAAATTTTCTGTGTTCATGAAAATAGCCCTATCGAAAAAAAATTTTTTCAAAATCAAAAAAGTGAATTTTGAAGCGTAGCGGCTGCGATGCGCCGGTCTTGCAGCGGGCGCAAACCGCGCTCATAACGCCTCCTGAATGCGCTTCCCAAGCCAAGCCACCACGGGCACGGCCCATGAGTTGCCCAACGCCTTGTAGCGGGGGCCGTCGGGGCACTCGCTGGCGGGTTTCTTGCGCCACGGGATCTGGGTGTGGCTGTCGGGGAAGCCCTGTAGGCGCTCGCACTCCACCGGGGTGAGGCGGCGCACGGCCATTGCTTGAGGAGCGGTCATCACGGCAGGGCGGTTTGCGTGACCACTCATTCCCATGCTGGCGACAATCGGCTGCGCCACGGCGACACCTTGAGCGCAGTCCAGTGTGTGCGTGACCTCCGCTTGAATGCCCCATCCGTTGCTGCTAGTGTTGGCGGTTCTGACGCCATAACTGACGGCCACACTCGCCTGCCCACCAGATGACCCGCACCCCAGTCCGTGCGTTGTTCCATCCGTGCTGCTGATCGGGTCCTGCGACGGGTGGAAGGCGATGGGCTGCGCCACCGCCTGCGGCTGCCCTCGGCCGTCCATGCAGTACGCAGACCCGTCCAGCAAATACTCTTTGCCTTGTGGCCCAGCTTCTGGTGCGCGGCCTATGCAGTGAGGGTGAATGCTGATCACTGGCGTCTGCCCCGCATCCAATGTGCTGTTGATGCCATTGTGCATCCGGGCGGTCAAGCAGTTGCCGACCCCATAATCGTTGCCTGTGCGACTGAAAGGAGGGCCAATTCCAATGCCTCCGGCAATGCCTTCCCGCGCTTCTCTGCTCGGCGCAGTATCCCGGCGCACGCCGTCGAACTCAAAAAGTACCTTGACGGGATCGAAGTCGTATCGAGCACTTGCGACAACGAACACACGGCGGCGTCGTTGGGCCACTCCGAAATATTGGGCGTCGAGGACGCGCCACGCGACTGTTCGCGTGGGGCCAAACACACAACCAGCGTTCGCCCATTTTCCCCCTGGCGGCTCAAGCTCGCCATCCTCGCCGGCAAGCGCTCCAAGAAAGCACCCGAATGCGTTGTCTTTGGTGCTGAGGACTCCGGGCACGTTTTCCCAGACGACGATTGAGGCAGACTCTCCTCGAACAGATCGAGCATGGTCAATTGCATTTGCGATCTCACAAAAAGTTAATGAAAGGTTGCCCCGAACATCATCAAGCGAGTTTCGAAGTCCTGCCACCGAAAAGGCCTGGCAGGGTGTGCCGCCACAGAACACGTCTGGGGCTTCAACCTCGCCCGATAGGATGCGCTCTGGCAGTGTGGTCATGTCGCCCAAGTTGGGAACATTGGGGTAGTGGTGGGCCAACACCGCCGAAGGGAAAGGCTCAATCTCAGAAAGCCATGCGGCCTTCCAGCCAAGTGGGTGCCATGCCACGCTTGCTGCTTCAATGCCGCTGCAAACAGAACCAAATTTCATTGCTGCGTCCATGAAATAGCCCTCTTGAAAAATTTTTGTCAAAAAAGTGAATTTTGAATTTTGGTCTCCGGCTCACAATGCGGACTGCACCAAATCGTCTCGCCGGCACTATTAGCCACAGCCTCCTCTGTGCGTGCGTAGCCTGTCCGCGCCGCCCATTTGCGCGCATCCCAACCGTGAGCCAGCAGGGCGTCATGCTCCCCGGCGTGGCCACAAATCACAATGCGGAGCAGCGGGTTGCCGCCATTGGCCGCGCACCATGCGCCTACGTCGGCGGCCAAATTGGTACCAACGCCTCCAGCCGCATAATCCATCGCGCCTCGGAAATATGGCGGGTCAAAAAACACACCAGTCAGGCCGAGCCGGACGGTCACCGAATCCGCGACCACTCGCGACCAATCGCCGCATGCCACGCGCACATCGCGCAGACGCTCGTGCAACGCCCAAAACCACGAATGAATGAAGGCGCTGCGCTCGCCATCGGTTTGTCGGTTTATGCCCCGCCCCGCATCCAGGTGCGGGAGTTGTCGGTTGATACCCTGCCCCGCATTCAGGTGCGGGAGTTGTCGGTTGATGCCCCGCCCCACATTCAAGTGCGGGAGTTTGTCGCGCACGCCACCGCTGCCTAATTTTTTTTCAAACTCATCGTCGTCTCCCAGCACCCAAGGGCCGTCGCCACTGCACCAACCGGAGCCAATCCAATTGCACGCCCCCCAGCACCACCATCCTGCGATTTTGGCGTCAAAAAACTCTGGGTCGGCGTGTAATTTTTTGGTTAAATTCTCAGAGTGCCGCACCAGCCAAGAGTGCCGCGAAAACAAATCGACCTCATTGCACGGCCAGTCTGCATAATGCGCCACGGCCTCAGGGTCAGCATGGATCGCCCTCCAAAAATTGGCCACGAATCCATCTGCATCGTTGATCGTCTCGATCCGTTTGCCCTCAGGGGCGCCGAGCAGCATGGCCGCGCTGCCCGCAAACGGCTCAACATAGTTTTGTACTGCGCCAAACACCTGCCAAACCACGCCACACGCGTTGGATTTCCCACCGAAATAGGGGAACGGGGCTTGGAGTTTTTTGGTCATTTAGCTCCGCCGTTGACGTACAATTTTATTTTTTTAATAGCGTCTTCGCACCCCATGGCGTAGACGTGTGCATAACCGTTTTTTTGCAACACGTCCTCCCACGATTTTTGATGCTTTGTTGCCGCGCCGCCGTTGATGCGTTTTAGCTCAACAAATAAACCATGCGCTCCGTTGGCTGCAAACGGCAAAAACAAATCGGGGACACCAGGGCGCACCCCCTCGCGCCTGAGTCGCGCCGCTGTGGTGATATGTCGTTTGCCGCCATTGGGGATGGCAAAAATCATGCTGTAGGGTGCGCCTGCCATTAGGCACCACTGGACAAATGCGATTTGCTCATGCGTCTCCAGCGGCGTGAGGTTGAGTCTAATCGACGGCATGGCCGCGCTCCTCTCGGACTACCAGCGGCATGGTCGCCCAACAAATTTGCCGTTGCAATCGCGTTGATTTTTTTGTCGCGTTTTGTTTTGCTCGATCTACGTCCCGCGCAATCCACGCGAGCGCGGTCTCTACCCGTGTGCGTTTAATGTGCAGAGTGCAGGCGATGACGGCGGGGTCGGTAATGCCCTGCTCGACCAGTTTTTTAATCGCCGCTTTCATCTCAGCCCCAAATCGTACCTATCCTCGGTGTACCGGCCAAACGTACCCTCGATCTGCACAACATCGGCAGAGTCAAACCACCACCTCGGGTTGCTCCGGATTGCCTCAAAAATAATTGGGCCGACGTCGCGCCCGTTAATTGCAGGGATGCAGTCGTTGTCAATTTCCAACACAATTTTCATTTTTTTATGCCCGTTAAATTTGCAAAAATGGGTCGTGCAAGCCTCGGTCGCGCTCAATAACGCGATTGATCATGTCCGTCACGTCTGGCGAGTGCCTGACCTGACCGTCAAGCCAGCGGCGTTTCGCTCGATACGCCCAAGCGGGCGTTGGGGCGCTGAAACCACGCGCGATAGACGCCATACAACGGGCCTTGGCGGCCAAAACGTCAGGAGCTTGAGTGTCTACCGCGTCAACGGATTTTGATGGCTTGTAGGCCGCCGTATTAAGCGCAGGGCGCTGATCTTCGATTAGTTCCAAAAATTCTGGCAGGGTCGGCGGCCAATTTTTGGTCGTGAGCGCGTTGACGGCAGCGGCGATTTGCCGCATCGGATAGGCAGCGATTTCCTCCGCCCAGCATTTTTTAACGTCGGCGGGGTTGATGCCCGCCCATTGATCGGCAAATTTAGAGCCGTACATCAGCGCCATGCGAGCGAATAACCGCTCAACGGTTTTGGTCGCGGTCGCCGCGTCTAGTCTGGTGTTGACGCTCATATCTCGCCACCGACCAGACCTGCGATTGTACTGGCTCGCCGATCCTGTTTTGTTTGCTGATTTTGGCCGAGCGTTTGATTTTTTCGGACTCCGCCCCAATCAGCGCGGCAGCAATTTCTGAACGCGGCGTCAAAACTTGCATATTTTGCACCATTGGCCAAACAATAATCCCTAAAAAACTCGTAATGCAAATCCGAGTCGTACCCGTGCGCGTGGCACCACGCCAATAATTTTGCATCTGGCGACCAATCTCCTATCAATGTTTTTTTGCTCATAGTCTCGCCTCATGTTTGCTTGTTTGTTTGTTTGTCCTGTTTTGCTCGTTTGTCCTGCTTGACCCTAGATTGCGCGGTTCGCCGCTCCCATGCCCCCCCTACCCCCCAGAGGGAGAGAGAGCAGGCACCTGACCCTGAGTCGACGTCGGACAGCGCCCCTGCGGGCCCCCGGCTTTGCAGCCCCGCGATTGCTCGCGCCCAGCCCACGCCCGCGCATGGCTCCCTCGTGCTGATTTGTTGCTGAGGGATTTTAAGACAAAAAAAAACGACCTTTAGGGGAGAGGCCCGGTGCACAACGCCGGGCAGGGCCTAAGCCCCTGAACTCTCGCCTAAAAATCGTTTGATGCTGACTGTGCAATCAACTAAAAAATTAAACCATATTTTTACAACATTGTCAAGCCCTGCCGCTCCACGCCTGCGGCAGGGTACTACCGACTCCCAGCGGTCTGACAATCCCAAGGTATGCCGCAGCGCGTGTGTCGATTTACAATTAAAAAATTCCGATTATTTCCTCGACAGAGGGGAGCGGTTTTTTTTTGCCCTTGCCTTTGCCATCGCCCTCCAAGCGCCCGGAACGCTCCCGGATCACCGCGTCTATATGGTACCGCCTCATCGCCGGGATGCCGCGCCTACGCCAGATTGAGACGCAGGCGCGAGTGACGCCGAGCGCCTCCTGTAGTAGGCGGGTTTTGCCGTAAAAATGCTCGTGGATGATCAGGTCGATCTCGGGACAATTTTTGTTTAAGTTTATGATAGGCACCATTTTTTTTTGCTCAGGTTATTGTGTTGACCGTATTTTACGCTCGCGCCGAGATTTTGTCAACCTTGAAAAA